CTACGTTTCATTGCTGCCTCCTTTCAGTAGCTCGGGGTTATCGTGTATATTTCCGATAACGCGAACACTGAACTCGCGCATCATATATCCCATATCGGTTGTATCTGTTGGTGTAGGGCTAAACTCTGACTGCATTCTAAAAGCACCATCATAATATACTACCTTTGTTTTTAGTTTCTCTCCAATAATAACCATATCTTCCTCGTAAATATCCCTGCCGTTCTTATCTTTCAGTCCAGTGTACTGCCCGAGCGTTTCAGCTTTCACGGGTGCATAATAAAGAGTGTACCTACCCTCTTTCTTTATATACTTTTCAGACTTTACAACATCTTTGAATATGGCTACTATCTCGTTTCCAAGTTCATCTTTACATTGCTGTAATCCTCTGCCATAGACCCACTCGCCATTGTCTACTCTTTTTCCTCTAAATAATATTTCACGCTTCATAATCTTTCAATTCTTTTTCTATTTTTTTTATGTTCTCTTGTATGCTATTTGCAATCTCGTATTCCTCCTGTATAATAGCCAATGTCTTTAAATTTCTCATATTCGCCAACAACGAAAACAGTTGATATTTATATATCGTTCGTTGATTATCAACCAAATTATCTATCCGCTTGTTTATCTTTGCACTCTCATAAATAATTTTCGCAAGACCTAAGCAAACAAGAGAAATAGCAAAAGCAATTAATAGGTTAATATATACTATCATAGTCTACCTCCTTGTGTTAATAGATTGCACTCTATGTGTTGTATGACTAAATTTGCCAGCTCTCGTGGTGTATTGATAGCGTGTCATTCCGTTTGTATCAGTGAAATAAATCACTTCTCTGCCGTCTATAAACCGATAAACCTTTACTCCGTTACACTCAAATAAGAACTGTACATCGTAGTCTTTCAACCTTTGTTCGTACTCTTGCTTTCGTATCTGCTCCTTTGTCAGCTTCGGCTTAGGTGGCTCTGGTTTTCTCCTAATCTCGTAACCACAAGAACTGACTACAAATGCTAACACTGACAATAAAATAAGTTTCTTCATATTACTTTTATGTTTTAGTTATTTATTTTCAGCTAAGAAATCAAGGACAAAGTAGCGTGTAGGCTTTACAGGGAAACATAACTCTGTTACCCACGTTTTATCTGTATACTCGACCACCTCGTAATGTCCAGAGTTATACTCGCATAAAAGCAACGTGGGACGTGTTGGACGTGGATAATCTTCAGTAGAAAACCACAGTTCATTAGGAAAATTCTCAACTGATGTCAGCCATTCATACGTAGAATGGCAAGAGTAATCTCCGTAAGATAACATTGGTTGTTCATTCCACCAAGAACGATGAAGCCTTACTGCCTGCAATGGAAAACTATCTTTCTTAAATTTCCCAAGCAAGTATATCTCTTTTTCGGGCAATGGTGTGCCGCTCATCAATTCTTCCAAACTCCCCGTCCATCGGGGGACGGATTTATCAAAATATTCCACACACTTCTTCTCCAACGCATATTGCTTTGATATGCGCTTTCTCTCTTTGCGTTTCTCAAAATACGCTTTTATTTTTTTTACAATCATATTACTTTTCTATTTTTAATTTTTTAGATATTTCGCACTCTCCGTTACTATTTATAAAGTAGTAAGGTGCTTTACACATCACACTATTCTCGCATATATCGTTAATTGTTATTTCATTCATTCGGCTACATCTTTGAAGTTAAATTTCTGTTGTAAATACTTCTCTGCATACCACTTTTTGTATGACTTGCCGCTTATCCACCAATCAAACATATCATCAGGAGTTGAGTCGTAGCGCACAAGTCCTTTTTCCTTTAGTTTGGCACACGCTTTTACCCAATTCTTTTTGACGTGCGGATAATCTTTTAACTCTCGCACTTTCTGTTTGAAAGAAGACATTGGACAACATATACAACCAATGCGCCTATACCCGTTATCATATAAGCTGCAATGTTCTATGTTATTAGCGTTAAGGAACGTCCAAACATCATCGTCTGTCCAATATAGAATAGGGCTAACAACTATCTTTTCCTTGCCATTTCCCATACATTGCACAAGACTTTCCTCGTGTTCTGAAAATTGGTCAAAGTTCCATTGCTTGCGCTTCTTAGGATTTGCATTTGTACTCTCAACGATTTCTCTCTTTGACCGCCTTACGCTTTCTGCTTTTCTCACGCCTATTAGCGTTACATATCCTGCTCCTGACGTTTCTTTATATTCAGCACAACACCATCGTAATCGCATTGTAGGTAATATACCCTTTTTGACTGCCATATTATAAATGCTCATCTTTGGCTTTATCATTTTGACTTCGGGATAGTTCTTTCTAACAAAGCGAATCACTTCGGGAGGGTCTACGCTTGTTAAATTCATATACGCCTTAAACTTTACATCTGCCATTAAGGTGAGATGATACAAGACTTGACTATCTTTCCCACCGCTAAAGGCTAACCAAAACCCCTCGTCATTCGTTGATAGGGCAAGCCGTTCAGCTTTCTGTATTACCTTTATGGAGTAGTCTATTTTCTTCTGTAAACTTGGTGTTATTCCGTTCATAACTATTAGGTGTCGTTTTGTTAATTGTTTAACTTTTACGACTTAAAAAACTTAAATTGTTTGTTTCATTATTTATTAATTTCTATCTTTGCATCGCAAATTGTTCATGGGAGGCATCCTCCTTTCGGTGAGCTACCAAAAATCACCGTCCTCGTCTCGCAAAAGAGATTAAGCCTGCAATCCTGTAAGTTGTGGGCTTTTTTGTTGCACTTTGGTAGAGTGCAACGAGCGTTCCAATACAGGTTGGACGCAAACAAGAAAGGAGGTGTTTTGAATGAGCAATTTGCAAGAAGACGGCTTGATTAGAATCTTTTGCCGTTACATCGTAAAGAATGGGAAGCGTATCTATCCTAAGAATAGTCAGTTTTTCTCTTTCTTGGTGAAACCAAAAGTAGGTTAAGCCAATCTTCGGGAGTGTTTACAGGGCACTCTTTTTTTTTGCTCATAATCCTAACCTTTCCCTAATTTTCTGTTTATAAATCTCATTCGCAAACGCTTTCGCCTTTGATAAGGTAGAACGAGTACACAACGTTTCGCTGTTATAAATTACGGCAAACCCACCTTTCAAAAGCGGACAAATAGAGAATATACCAACGAAAGTATTCGCCATCATTTCATATTTTCCAACCGTCCAGCTTAACGGTTTTATGCCTTTGTAGGCATCTTCTAAACCAGCCTTGTAAGTATCTTCGATTAGACGCAATACAAAGCTTCTATTAGGTGTATTTCTCTTTACGCCTCTTGCATCTTCCATATAAGAGGCGCATAATTTATTGATTGTTTTTTGTTTCATAACTTTTCTTTTATTTTGTTTTAGTTAATATTTTGCGTATAATGCTTTAAAAATTCTTTTATGATAACTTATACCATTTCGAGTTTTTAAGCTGTTAGAATTAAAATAAACCGCATCTACGGCAATTTCTTGTTTCTTATTCTTATGTAACCTCGCCTTTCAATCTCTTTCAATTCCTCCCACTGTTCATTTTTGACATCTACCACCCATTCGCCATTTACCGTCATTTTCTTTGGAAAGTTAAAATGCTCCTGTATCTTTCGTATCGTGGATAAATTTTTCGTGTGGTAGTAAATAACTACTTTTCGCATTTCTTCATTTGCTTGTATTTCTCATACGACACAGCACGCCTTGCATAGCTCTCTCTTTCTGCCTCTTTTCTCTTTTGTTCTGCTCTATCTATCAGTATCGCCCTATCCTCCATAAACAGCCTCAACGCTTTTAGTATCTTCACGGCATCTACTATGCCGTACATCTCCACATAGTCCCCGTATTTTAGCTTTTGCAAGAATAGCATTAGTTCTGATAGTTTCAGGAAATAATACCTACCCAGTATCATAGCCGATAAGTTCTTTAGCGTGTCAATAGGCAATTTGTTTTCCTCCTTAACGCCTACAAAATTTTGGTAGTCGTTCAGTTGGATAGTGAGCCAGTCTACCGCTACCTGCTCTCCGTAATCTCTTCGCACTACTGCTAACGTTGGCGCAGTGCCGTAAATAGACCTTTCGGGGTAAGCATAGCATTTAGGCTGTAGTGTCGGACTAAACTTTTGCAATAGCTGCCGTGTTTCTTCTTGCGACTTACGAGTATCGGGACATAACGTCTTCGATAACTTCTCTATTTCGCTTCTCTCTCTTCTCGCTATCTGTGTTATTGTTTCCATTTCGTTTTTCCTTTCCGTTCTTTAACCAGCGATTTACCATACTATCCAATCGCTTTATTTGCTGCCCAGACGATGTTACCCAACCTTGCGCATCGTAATAGTAGAAAAAGTCTTTAGCCTCGTTTTCTGTCATTCCTTTGCTTAAACAAATCTCTACGACTTCTTCGATGGTAGGCGTTTCCTTTTCTGACTTCGTTTTTTTAGGCTCATCAAATTTTAAGTCTAAATTTTCCGCCTCGTCTTTTTTTCTTTTTATATTTTCTTTTTTTATCTTAGTCTTAGTCTTATTCTTATTTACCTGTGCAGTAACCTGTGCAGTAACCTGTGCAGTAACCTGTGCAGTAACCTGTGCAGTAACCTGTGTATTTTTTGCACAGGTATCAATAACAGTATAGGTAGAAAATGGTTTACCATTATACGTCGCATACTCTATTAATCCTGCTATCTTTAATCTATTTCGTGCATCGTTAAATGTATGACGTGTGCTAATTCCTAACTTTGTCATAATTTCTAAGTTACTTCTACGAAAGGACGGCTTCCACGATAGACCGTTCGCGATTCTTAAAAGATAAAAATACAGCGCAATGTCTATGGGGCGAAAATCGTACTCTTCACTAAGAAGCCAAAAATTATTTATTAAATTTATGTAGCTCGTCATAACCTCACACTCCCTTTATATACTCCGTTACTGCCTTTTGAAATTCTTCTAAAGAATGACAAACGACGTACTTATTTTTCATTTCCTTTGCTTTTCTTTCATATTCCTTTTGGTTTTTAGACTGCTTTCCTTTTGGCGTTTTCATTTCGATACACAAAGACGCATAGCCACCTATCGGCACTTGCAAAATCAAATCAGCAACACCGCTTCGTACACCCTCGTCTTTCATTATTTTTGCTGTCCACGCATTGCGTGCGCCACCATTAGGCACGGCAAAGAACAACTGTTCTATATTAGGGTATGTGCGCCTAAACCAAGCAACACATTCCTTTTGTATCTGACTTTCCGTTAAAGGTTTCATAAGCATTAATATTTACCTTTGAAAAGGTCCATAGCTGCGTCCATCAGCATTTGCTGTGTACTTATTTTCTTTTCCTTAATATTGTCAATAGTACCTGTTACACCGTTAGCTATATCCTTTTTCGTTTGTATCAATTTGTACATATATTCGTCTATTGTATCTTTGCCGAGTAGATAAGTACACGTAACAGCGTTTTTTTGCCCATTTCTGTGCGCTCTGTCCTCCGCTTGACAGCAATCTGAATAAGTCCACGGGAACTCAATAAATAACACGTTAGATGCAGCCGTAAGCGTTAATCCTGTACCGCCACTTCGATAGTTTAAAATGATAAGTTTTGTTTTCTCATCTTCTTGAAATTTATCGACAGCTTTTTGTTTTTCTTTGTCGCTATCCTCTCCTGTTACCGTAACAGCATCGGGGAACTCTGTCTTAAGGTCGTTTACAACTTGTTTTAAGAAACAAAATACTATCAATTTGTTTCCACCATCTATCGTGTTATGTATTATATCAACTGCCGCTTTTGTCTTTCCTTTTGAGGATATTTGCTTTAATATCCCCATTTTGACCATTACAGCACCACGAATAGCACGTTGTATCTTCTCATCGTCTGCGTCTTTATAGTTCCTCAAATATTGCAAGATGTCAGCTTTTGCCTCGTTGTATTCTTTTCGGTTGTCTATATCGACAACTAAATAAGACCGTGTTTTGTCGGGCAACTGCTTTAATACATCTTTCTTTTGTCGCCTAAAGAAACAGAATTTGTGCAAAAAGAAATTCAATTCCTTTAAATGGCTTGACTGATTTACACCACCGCAATATCGTTCCATAAATTTAGAATAGCCTCCGAAATCTTCCAACCTTTCCATAATATTAAGCTGCTGTATCAAATCTACGTTGTTATTCACAACTGGCGTGCCTGTAAGTTCTAATACATACTCTTTGCCTCGTGCTATACCTTGCACGAACTTACTTTGCTGTGTCCTGCTTGACTTGCATTTGTGGCTCTCGTCTATTATTACAGAACGAAATAAGTTGATACGCTCGTCAAATTCGATACTTCGTAGCGTAAGCCTCGAACTCTCTTTTATCTTCCTTACAAAGAACTTTTTTAAACTCTCGTAATTCACAATAAACACCTTTGCCAGTGGCTCGCCTTTTTGATTTCTCGCCTCCCAAAAGCGATGCCACGTAGTTCTGTTACTATCGCTTAATATTAACGCATTGACGTTGCCGAACTTTTTAAATTCTCTCTGCCAATTGACTTTTAAAGAAGACGGACAAACAACCAATGCAGGAAACGCTCCGCTTGCCGTCATCGTTCCTATTGCTTGTGCTGTCTTTCCAAGTCCCGGCTCGTCCCCCATTATGCACCGCTTCTTCTCCAGTGCGTAAGCAATACCTTCCTTTTGGTATTCGTAAGGTTCGAGTATCATATTATGAGGTACTGTTAATTTAGGCATTTCGGGGACTTCGTAGCTTTCTACTGGCTCTTCGTCTGTCTGCCATTTTACACTATCGCAAAGATGGCGTGCAACAGCCCACGCCGCCATCTTTTCTAAGTACCATTTATCAGTAGGACTGACTTCCCAAAATCTTCCGTCAGTCCTATACCTTGCCGATGGAATTCTCTTTGTACATTCTACCAACATCGGACGATACTCAAATTCCACTTTATAACAGTTAGGTGTTAATGTGTATCGCAAAATATTTGGTTTCATTCTATACTATTTTCTTTTCTTTCTTGTTCTTTTTCTTTCCACCGTGTACCACTTCCACTGTAACTTGTGGCACTTCGTCAGGCTTTATATCGCCACTAAATGGGTTATCATCTTCAAATTTCAAACTTTCTTCCTTTAGTCCCCACTTCTTTTCTTTTACGTACTGCTCCGCCTCGTATTTCACAGCCTCAACGGCAAGCGATAATTCGGATAAATACGGGTAATATTCATCGTCTGTGGTATTAATCTTTGGCGATGAAAGACGTATAACATCGCCTCTATCTAATATCCTCGTGCCTCCTAAAGAAACTTTATTATCGTCAATGCAGATACTCTCTACATTGATACGTGTAAATACACCATCTACTTCTATATCTCTTTGTGCTTGCAATTCAATAAGAGCGTATTTACTTTCTTTCTGTTCGGTTAAATGTACCAAGTGTGGTACTAATTCCTTTACAGCCTCTTTTAAATCTCTGTGGACGATATTTGCGCCTATCATATTAATAGTGTCGCCATCGCCATTTGAATACACCACGTTTAGTGTATTTGTTTTTGTTAGTTGAATTTTCTTTATATTCATCTTTTATATTGTTCGTAAAATTCCTCAAAATACCTATCATCGGGTATAGGTAGCGTTATCCCTAACTCACTCGCTGCATCTGCTTGTATATTTGTCATAAACTCCGACATTTCAACAGTGGACAACATAGACGATGTTCTGTATATCTTTTCTTCCTTGTTATTCACGCACACAACACGTGAAAGGAATTTCTTGCAATAATACATATAAATATCGTCCTTGCTCGTTCCTGTGTTTTCTTCGATACAAGCAAACCACGCCCACATCAAAGCGTTTTGATTTATGGTGCGCTTTTCTCTCGTTCTCTTTATGGTTATCGTGTAATTTCCATTAGAGAGTGTAGAGAATAGGTAGCCGAGTTTCGTACTAAGCGAAATACGACCACCTTCTTTTTTAAGAAAAATATTTTTCATTAAAACGGCAAATCATCATCAGTTGGAGGCGGGAAAGGTGCGCCTTGCTGTTGGTAATTATTTACTTGTGTTGGTTGAGATTGCATCGGCTGTTGTGTAGACTGTGCCGTATTTTGTTTTGAATTAAATACGTACATATCTTCGGCAATTATTTCTGCCGAAATTCTCTCTACACCTTGCTTGTCGGTGTACTTATTATAAGTAAGCATACCATCTACCGCTATACGCATTCCTTTCTTTACATACTGTCCTGCGTATTGTGCATTAGCACGCCATACACACACGCTATGCCATTGCGTTACTTCGGGTACGTCCGTACCGTCTTTCTTTTTATAGCCTCCAGTACTCGTTGCGAGGCTAATTCTTGCATACCACAACCCCTGCTGTGTCTGCCTCGCCTCTACGTCCTTACCAACAGTACCAATGAGGCTAATTCTATTTTTACATCTTGCCATCTTTATAATACTTTTATCGTTATACTACCTTTAGTTGGCGACACCTTTACGCATTCCGCATATACATCGGGGTACTCTTTCTTTAATTTCGCCGTATCTAAACTCTCCCTCGTACCGTCCAACTTTCGTGTTATCGTCAGACGTTCGCTGCTCCACTTCTTAACGTTATGTTCTACCATAAGAGAGAGTAAACCTACTTTCATTTCCTTTTGTTTTGCCTCCAACTCTTTTATTGCCGTTTCCAGCTTTATAATTTCATTTTCAGCATCTTTAAGACTTACAGGCAAAGCCTCTTCTATAGGTTCTATTTCTGTATTCTTTACGCTTTCTTCTTTCGTTTCAGAACCAAAATATTTAACCCTATACGGTGTGCTATCTTCTTTTGCAAGATATGCCTTTATTATTTTCTTACAAGCAGCCGTTGGCACTCTCTTTAGCTCCATAAGCTCCGCTTTTCCGTATTTCTCTTTAGGTAGCCATATCACATACAGCTTGCCTGCTTTCTTTCCTTTGTTGCAAAGTTCAAAGAGATAAGCATAAATAGATAATTGTAACGTTACGTTATCTACGTGTATCTTACTTGTTGTTTTAATATCTGCAAGTGGGTAACAACCGTCCTCACCTTTAGAAAAGACAACATCAATACTTGACGCAATGTCCTTGCCGTCATCTACTAAGTACTCGTTAGCCTCCGTTGTAAGGCTGTTTTCTTTCTTTAGTCTTATATATTCCTGAACTTCGGGTAAATCATCGCCTAAACCACAAGTATCGTACAATTCGCACTTGCTATGAATTAGACTGCCGTGTGCTGCTGCTTTCATTAACACAGATTCGGGAATATCTGTATACGTATCAGGAAATAACCATTTAACAATAGCCGTAACACCGCTCAACTTTTTACCATTAAGTGTGTACGTGTGTTCCGCCTCATTGAATATCACAGAACTTTCTTTTAAATCTACACTTTTCATTATCTTTTAATTTACGTAAAACATCACTAATATCTATACTTGAAAAACGTTCATCGTGTTCGGGAAATAACGACGAAAAGTCTATAAGATAATTATCAAACCCGTAGCCGTCTCCAGCTGGGGAAAACGCAAGCATATCTTCCGCTTCTTTAATTTTATCTTCTTTGATAAAATTAATCATCTTGTTTAAGATTTCCAACGCTCCTTTTTTTAATTCTTCTTTGTATCTTTTGTTACAAATAGATTTTGCCTCGCATTCCGAAATACCAGCCTCTATTAAATTTTCTACAAGTTCGTTTTGAAACTCTTCTGATAATATTTTTTTCATATATTATGTCGTTTTAAAAGTTTTTGTCTGCTCTTGACAGGCTGCAATAAATTCTTTATCGTTTTTAAAATCTTTGTATTGGTTATAAATTTCCTCCAACTCTTTACGGCTTTTCGTCCGTTTGACTTGGTCTATAGCCTCCAACTTGTAATCTACTGCCTCCTTTGGAGTGCCATACGTATAGCGCACCTTTCCTTTGTCATCTTTTACAGACAAATAAGACACCCTACGTGCCTCATCGTATTCTATAGCATCAACACTAAAGCGTGTTTTCGGCTGTTGCTTGCCATTGAACCCTGTACGCCACTCGTCAGCATTCAACGACACCCACACGAAAGGACACGTGTACAATTCACGTCCTATGCCCCAATTAAAGCACGCACGCTTAAAAGCATCAGACGCCTGTCCTTTCTCTTTTTCAGTGTTGCTTTCCGTGCCAACATCTTGTTTTGACACCCATTCGCCATTATCTGTGCGAATGCTCACCGTACAGAACAAATTACCGTTTACCACTTCGTGGCTGCGTTTCCAATTCTCCGCCCCCACGACTTCATCGAGTAGCTGCATATCTACTCGGGCGTTCTTATACATTAGTAAAGATACGCCTTTACCATCACTGACAGTACCTACACGGCACTCTATTTCGTCAGCTTTTAATGTCCTAAAATTAAAATTATTGTCTTTCATATCTAAAAAATAAAAATTCGTGAGTACGGGGGTATCGAACCCCCTAAACAATCACTTGCTCGCAACCTTGCTGTACTCTCCTATGAAATCACTAAAAAAAGAACCTAAATACATTTAAATATTCCTTTTTGCCTCGTTTCGCAACGAAACAAAAAAGAGTAACACAAAATAATAATATTGATAATAAGAGTATGTTATCCTTTTCTACAACTCTTTACCAGTAGAGTTGCCACCGCAATAGCTGACAACCCTACAAATGGGCGTTGTTCCGCTGTAAGTATTCCGCAAAGGAATACTACAACTGCAATGTTATACAAAATAACATTTCTATTCGTTACATCTTCCTCTATCATTTTAGAGTACATTTCATTTTTGCACCCTAACCAACTAATAACCTTATTTCTTATATTTTTCATATCATTCTGCTTTTGCGTGCCTTAACACGTCAGCTGCATTTATCAGCCATTTACCGTGCTGGCACTCTTTATTACCTTTTTCGGCTCGTATCTTTCCTGCCGTAATGAGCCTCTCTAAACGAGTACGCCCACCAACTATTTTTTCACTGAAACGAAAACCGAAAAACTTATTATTCATCACTCGCATTATAGCGAGTAATTTTTCCTCGCTATTCATCATATTATCTTATACGTGTTACATCAACGTGTAAGCCACGTGGAATAACAGAGAAAACAACTTTTTCTCTTCTCATCTGCGTGGCAATTTGGTAGCAAGTAACTCGCACCGACCCTAATCTCTCTATAGGGTATCTCTCTACATCGCCCACTTTCATTTTCTTTAAAGTAGATGAAATAGGCTTTTTCTTTTCCCCGTATATGTATTTTTTCTCTTTCATATTTTTTTATTTTTTATTTTACCATCTTTTCTGTATTCTTCTGAAAAGATTTACAGACGCCTCAACATCTTCCTTTATACTGATAACTCGCTGACATTCGCACTCCCACCACTTGCGATACTGTGCTGTCATATTGCGAGCTTCTCTCAATTCTCTCTCCAGTTTGTCAATGCTGGCTCTTAGTGCAGCATTTTCTACTTCTAAATCGTCAAATTTCTTTTTTTCTTCTGTATCCATATTTTTTTTCTTTTTATTTTGTTTATTATTAATTGTGGCTGGTTAATGTACTACCATTTGTTTGTGTTACTATTCTTCGCACTATGCTGCCGAATCCAACGACACCAGCCTATATTTTTCCTAACTTTTATTACTTTCTTCCTCGCTGCTTGCTTCGACCTACCATTGTAGGCTGCTTGCTTCTGCGATTGACCTCTGCATCGTTGCTATGTGGTTTTTGTCCTGCAACTTACAGCCCCATCAGGCTGGAGAACCGACACAAGTAAGTGTGCCTCTTGTGGCAAAGGTGGACTTGAACCACCTGAGAGCCTCCAACTCTTTTGCCTTTGCAACCTCTTTCAGTCATTTTTATTTATGTGAGATGGCTCAAAGGGTTGCGACCGAAAATCTGTACTCACTGCGCAAGTGGAGTGCTTAAGTATGCCCCTCATCGGGGCATATTAGTTTACCTGATAGCATTTCTGAATATCTCACAAGCCTTATTATTATCAACTCCTAACTTTTTCATTATAAGTTGGATGTACTTATCTACATCACTCTTGTTATTGATAAGACCTTTGACAAAATCGGCAAGGATAAAATCTTGCACCATTCTTATTTTTGCTAACTTTGTTGTAACTTTTATTGCTTTCATATTCAAATTTTTTTTAATTTACCCCGTTTGAGGTATTGTTTATTTCAATGTTTATTTATATCTTTGTTTCAAAATTACAATGCAAAGGTAAAGTTTATTGGACAAATGTGCAAATTTTAATGAACATTTTTCTGTTAAACTTTGTAAACTTTAATATACATATAACGTTAAATGTATGAATATCAATAGAATAAGAGAAGCTATCGAAGTTAGCAAAATTAGCAAAAGCGAGCTTTCAAAGCTCACTAAAGTTTCACGAACTACTATTGAAAACTTACTTGCAGGTGCTGACGTTAAAGTTAGCACCATTGAAAGTTTAGCCTACGTGCTAAAGCTCCCCGTAGGTTACTTCTTTGATGATAGTATAGTAAATATTACCGCCTCTGGCGACCAGTCTATCGCCACAAATAGTGGTGATATTACCTACAATGGGCAAACAAGTAACAACGACCGCATAAACGTTCAAAACAACTACGGTTGCAAAGACAAAAAAGACAACGTTACTACCTTAACAGATACCGTTGCAACCTTAACAAAAGAACTCGAAACCTCGCAACAGCAAAAGAGCCATTTAATAGACGTTGTTTCGACATCGCAACAGCAAATATTACAAATGACAAATATAATTGATAGACTAACAACGAAATGAAAGGTAGCGAAATAAGAAAAATATTGCAACAGCACCGTGTAAACTTTGCTTGGTTAGCCGAACAATTAAGCATAACACCACAGTGCCTCAACTCACGACTTAATGCCGAAAATTTCAAAGACGCCTACTTGAAAGAAATAACAACCGCTTTAAAAAAGGATATTTTCGGACTAAGCACAAAAGAAACGAAACAACCTATTTTGAATATAGCCGTCCTTAACGACCTTTCAAAAGAACTAAGCGAAAGCAACTACCCTGTAATAGAATACGTCTCTATACCAGCTTTTGCTGGCTGTGTTGGTATTCCATATTACGGCAAAGACGCACTACCAAAATACGACAGTGGAGACGTTATATTCGTACAGCCAACAGAGGAAGAAATAACAGTAAATTCTCTTTATTTCGTTATAACATCTAAATTTCGCTTTATTCGTTACGCCTATCCATCTGAAAATAACGAGACTTATATCTTTAAGGCTATAAATCAAAATTTTGAAGATGTTACCCTAAATAAAGTGGACATTATCCACGCCTACAAAGTCGTTGGGGCGATAACTCGTTTTTTGACGTAAGTATTTCGCATTACATAGTAACCCCCATATTTTTACTTAGAATATAAAATTATTAGACTATGAGCTTTTTTGAGAATTTAGGAAAGGGATTAATTCGTTCAGCCGTCAATCAGGTAGGCAGGGACGGTGGGAGAGTTGTAAGTAACCAACTGTACGGTGATGCCCACTCAACACCCCATCGTATCGTGAATAACAAAGCTAAACCTGTCATTGATGGCGACGATTACGTGGCACAATATGCCAAAGAACAAACTATGACAGGTGTAATCTTGCGTGTAATATTCGCTTTCTTTTTTAATATTCTCGGTGCTGCCGTGTTGCTTGTCTACGGATTGAAAAAGAAATCGAAAGCCACCTTTCTCACTGTATATAGATACGAGCAGATACCAACCTACGTAAAAGACGGAAGATTCAGGGGTGGTGTTAGATATACGGGCGATATGACCGTAAAAAAGAAGTACTACTCCGAAGCCGACGAAAATACAGCAGAGAGAAACAAGCGAATAGCTAACATTTATATATATAGCAGCATTGTTATATTTGCTATATATATAATAATGGCTGTAGTAATGGAATTACAAAAAATAAACATATTATGAATACAAAGAAAATTTTAGGCTTGCTCATAGCCTCAACGCTATTATCATCATGCGCAACTACCGTTACCGTTCCCGGCTTCGAGCGCACCGTATTTGTTGATTATTCACAATTTCGTGCCAATGGAATTGAGGTTACCGATGGGGAAGTACCCACTGGGTGTACGTCAATAGGTCAGATATCAGAAATTATACGCTTCTCACGTACCTATACGACAGAAAAGCAACCTACCAATTCTAACGATGATGTAATTGTCCCAATGAGCAAGACAAGAATAAAAGGAGACTTCAATGGCGATATGGCGACTCTTTCATACAAAATAGCTTGTATTACGAAAGAAAAAGGAGGCAAAGGTATTGCGAAGCTGAATGTAGATGTAGTTAATGTAGATACGCATCCTATTTACCGTGTTACAGGTATAATTTACAAGTAACTTAATAAAACGAATATTTTTACTATCCACCAAACAGCATAACACATTATCGAACAGTACTTTAATATATTTTCCTCGTATATTCTTCTAAGCTGTGGGTCTTGGGTTCGAACCCCAACGGAATCACAAAACAAGGAAAGAGGATTTTGGAAACAAAATCCTCTTTTGTGTTTAAAAATACTCACTTGTAACCTAATTAGTACATTCTGCGGTGTTTACGTTTAATGTTACACTCTGTGCTTAGTGCTACATACTGAGCCTTCAAAATTAAATACCCTTATATTTAGTCTATTCCATAAAGCATATTCCATCAGTCTATTGGTTGCTCCGTATTTAATTTCTCATGCACCCCAAAGGAATAACTTTAACACCGTCGGGACGCGTGTAAGCCATTACACCGCCTGTTATCACCATAAGCAGGTCTGGCTCACGAAGTCGGACTTGCTTTTCTTTTGCATTGTATTGCTGGACCAGACGTTTAATTTCTAAAAGATGTTCAGCTCCTTCCTCTATTTCTCTGCTTCCAAGCTTAAACTCAATGAGAGCATATCTCCCATCTTCTAAATGAAGAACGGCATCTGCTTCTAAATCGTATCGGTCATGATAATAAGAGATATAGCCTCCTAATGCCTGAGAATAAGCCTTCAAGTCGCGAATACACATACACTCAAAAATAAAGCCAAAGGTCTTCAAGTCCATTAATAATGTTTCTGGAGACATAGATAGGGCTGCAACGGCAATAGACGGATCAACAAATTCTCTTTTAACACCCCGACGTATGGCAGATGCCGATCTTACCGCTGGACTCCATGCTTCTATATCTTGTATAACAAAAAGTTTGGTAAATGCGTTTATATAATCATTCAAAGTATTTTCTGAACAATTTTCTACATTTGCCCTAATATCCTTCAGCAGACTACTTTTCTTTGCCAATGTTGAAATGTTTCGTGCGTAAGTGCGCAAAATAAGCTGACTAAGTTTTTCGTTGCGTGTAATTCCATCGATGGTTGAAATGTCAATTCTGCAAAGACTATTGATATAGTCTTTTGCAACCTGAAGGCGTGCTTTGTCCGTTTTGCGGATCAATGATGCTGGCCATCCACCTCTACAAGCTGCAAAAACTAAGTCCTCCAACTGCATAGGCGATGTTATCCCATCAATATCTATAAGAGGATTATCAAATAGGTTTTTCAAAGAAATAGCACCTGATGACTCTTTCGACTCAAACAGACTCATAGGCAACATTCCCATAATTGCAATACGCCCCGTCCCTGAATGTCGAATGGCACTTTTGTCTATAGAATTAGAGCCTGTCAAAATAAACTGACCTACGTCATTTCGTTCGTCTACCACTGTTCGCACAGAATCCCACAAGACAGGCAATTCTTGCCATTCGTCTATCAAACGAGGTGTTTTGCCTGTCAATAATAAAGATGGTTTGATAGCTGCGGTAGCAAAATATTGTTCTCGCATATCAGGGTCTTGTAATTTAAGAACACTTGCAGCTTGTTGTGTAGCTGTTGTTGTTTTTCCACACCACTTGGGACCTTCTATCAATACCGCACCTGATGAGTCAAGTAGATCGGTAAGCAAACTGTCTACCATTCTTTTGTAATACTCCATATACCAAATATTTTTTGCAAAAGTAACGTTTTTTTTCGGCAC